CGAGAACATGTCGCACGGCGAGGCACTTCGCATCAAGGCCGACTGCGACGCCGTCTTCGACTCGTTCTGGCTCGGGATGCAAGGCTCCGGGCTCGAGGGGGCGGCCATGAAGAAGCCGGTCCTCGCGGGCGACCCGGACGCCCAGCGCGACCTCACGAAGCTCGGGATCGAGGTCCCCTGGACGATCGCGAACGACGGCCAGGAGCTCCGCGCCCAGATCCGGCGCCTCGTGCTCGAGGCAGGGTTCGCCGAGGCCGAGGCCCGCCGGGTGCACGACTACGTCCTGGCCCATCACGACTATCCGGTCGTCGGGGCCAAATATGCGACCATCTTGACGGAGGCCGTCCGTGGCTCTTCCCACCGTTAGTGATCTCAAGAGCTACCTCCGGATCGAGACGACCGCCGAGGATACGCTCCTGACCGCGCTCCTCGCGCGCGCGAAGTCCCAGGTCGAGCTCTGGATCGACTGTCCCATCACCGCCGTCTCCCAGACCGCGATCGACCGGGGGACGACGCTCGACAAGCCCCTCGAGTCGCTCATCTTCCCGCGCCGTCCGATCACGGTGACCTCGATCACCGACGCCGACGGCGTGACGGTCCCGGTCGCCGAATACTGGGTCGACGGGGCGGCGGGGATGATCTACTCGAACGCGGGCTACTCGTTCTCGAATCCGCGCTACACGATCACGGCCTCGTGCGGGCTCTCGCTCTCCCAGCATTACACGGCCTGGGAGCCGGTCATCTCCTCGGTGATCATCGACCTGGCGGCGGACCTGTATCAGAAGCGCACCCCGAACGCCTCGACCGAGACCGGGGCGGCGACCTCGATCTCCTGGGATGTTTCACGGGAAACGGCGGCCCGCGTCCTGAAGACGCTCCGCGCCCTGAAGCTCCCGGTGGCGGGCTAACATGTACGTCGCCCCTGGTCTCCTGAATCGGCGCCTCCAGTTCTTCACGCGCGCGGACGACGGCGGGGACGGCTTCACGCGCCCGGTCTACACGCGCGTCGGAACGTACTGGGGCCGGATTGACGCGACCGCGAATCAGTTCACCGTCGCGGGCGCGCCCGAGGGCCACATCGACAGCCGGACGAGCTTGAGCGCGACGGTCGCCGACTACGTTCCGGTCGACCCCTTCGGGATCGTCAAGGACGAGAACGAGACGCCGATCTACTTCGTGCGGGGGGTCTTCGAGGTTCGGAGCCTCCGGTGCAAGCAGATCACGCTCGAGGAGGTCGACCCAACCGCCTACACGCTCTACACCGGCTCCGACCCCGACTCGGTCGCGGACGGGGTGCATCTTATCAACCCGGCGGATTCCGCCTTTACGACCGGCTTCGACGAGGGCTATAGCTAATGGCCGAGACCCCGAAAACACTCGCCGCGCTCCTGGCGCAACTCCCGGACAATACGACCGGCCTCATCTCGCCCGAGGACATCCGGGACGTCGTCGTCTCGCTCTTCCCGAGTCGCGGGCAGATCGACTTGACCTCGAGCGCCCAGACGACCTTCTCCGGGTCGAACGTCTGGACGAAGCTGGCCGGGACGACCGCGCTCGATGCGAGCCTGGGCCAGGACGGCTTCTCGATGCCCGCCAGTAACGAGCTCCGGGCGACGAAGGCCGTGAATCAGGTGCTCTTTTGCGTCGCGAATATCGAGGCCTCGTGCGCGAGCAATAACAAGACCCTCGGCATGACGTTCGCGAAGAACGGGACGGCGATTGGGACATTCCATGTCTCGCAACGCCTGGACGTCGGTGGCTCGTCTTACTTCTTCAGCTTCTCGGCGCTTATCCCGACGGTCCAGGACGATATCATCTCGGTCTACGTTCGGAACGAGACGGACACGACGGCGATCACCGCGAGCAATATCACCCTCTCCGCCGTGGGCTTCATCCGGTGATCGGCGCCGACCCCCGGATCATCTGCGGCCAGGACGTCCGCTCCAGGGGCCCCAACCCCTCGGACGGCGCGCGCCTCGAGGCCTTTGTCGGGCGCTTCGGCGGGATGCTCGAGGCCTATCCGGTGGGGAGCGTCGGGATCGCGGTCCGGTGGATCGGGCCCGATGGGCGCGAGCTCTCGCGCACCGGGGCGACCTTCACAGATGCCCTCCAGCGGCTCCAGGCGGGCCTCGGGGAGGTCTCGTGACCGTCCGGGTGCGGGACATGTCCCCCGAGTTCCTGAAGGCCTACCGGGACGCCTCGCGCCTGGCGACGGACGCGGCGGCGGCCCTGTACGAGGGCAACGTGAAGCGCCGGTTCATGCAGGGCTACTACACGAGCGGCGCTTTCCGGTCGACCGCCCAGATCGTGCAACATGTCATGCGCGAGGAGCCGGTCTACATCGGGAACGGATGGGCCTCGAAGGTCGGCATCCCGGAAGGCATCCTGGCGAAGCCGAAGAAGAAGGCGGCCCAGCGAAAGTTCTTCCGCAAGCTCGCCCAGGGGAACCGGGTGCCCTACACGGTCGGCCAGATCGCGCTCGCCTGGGAGGTCGGCCATAACAACATCTTTATCGGTCGGAAGTTCGGCGTGAAGAGTGTCCGGGTCCAGGTGCCCATCTTCAAGCCGGTCGCCCTGGACTCCGTTCAGCAGATGATCGAGACCTATAACCGCGTCCTCAACCGCTACCTCGAGCGCGGGAGACCCGTCAAATGAGTCTGCCGAAGTACGTCGTCCCTGGGAGCTTGACGACCCCCTCGACCCTGTCGACGGTCCAGATCTACGCCACGCTCCGCCAGACCTTGCTCGAGTATACCGGGCCGTCCGGTGACACGCTCGAGGGCTTCATCGGGACGCGGGCCTGGGTCCGGGCCGCCCCGGCGGACCCCGTCTTCCCCTACCTGACGCTCCGCCTGGATCGGGTGAGCCTCCCGGCCTTCAACGGCTACCGGGAGACCGCCATCCTCGAGGTGCAATGCCTGGGCAAGCCGGAGAGCCAGATCGCCCTCGTCGAGTCCGCGATGGACCTGGTCGATCAATGCCTGACCGGGCTCACCGATCCCCGCTCCGGCCTGGTGTGCTCGAGGTCCAGGACGCGCCAGACCATCCCCCTCCTGACCGAGCCCGCCGACTCCGCCGTCGTCGGGGTCGTCGCGAACTACGACTTCTTCCTCTGGCCTCGTGTGCTAACGTCGCGAGCCGATTAGATTCTCCCCAGTACCCCTTCACCGTAGGATACCCCCATGACCGCACCGCTGACCGGCTACAACTCCGACTTCCCCGCAGATGTCCTCCTCGACTCTGGTGTCCTGTATATCGGGAGCCTGGTCTGGGGCGCCTTCTCGGGCGGCATCAAGTTCGACCCCGGCGTGACCTACCGGAACACCGACTTCGACGGCAAGCGCTCCCCGGTCAAGGGGCTCGACCGCGTCACGATGCGGATGCCGAAGATCACCGGGACCGTCATCCAGTTGACGCCGGTCGCGACCGCGAACGCGGCGGGCGGGATTGCCCAGGTGGAGCCGGGCGCCGCGATCAACGCGACGGGCGCCTGGACCGGTGCGACCTCCTACGCGCCGAAGTCGGCGGGCCAGTTGCTCGCCTCGGGCGACTACCTCTCGAACGTCCGGGCCATCTGGCAACGCGGCGGGGCCACCTCGAGCGCCGGGAGCTACGTCCAGGTCCGGTTCCCCTCGGCGCTCTGCACGAAGTACGACGTCACCGGGTCCGAAGGGGCCGAGGTCGCGATCGCGCTCGAGATCGAGGCGCGCCTCGACCCGACGCTCTCCGGCTTCTCGAACATCGGCTCGGCGCCGTTCCGGATCGAGTACCTCACCTCCCTCTAACCTGACCTATGCCGACGATCAACCTGGATGACCTGGTAAACCCGACGCGCCTCCCGCGCGTGACCTTGTTCGGACGGGAGATTCTCGTCAAGCCTCTGACCGGTGCGGCGGCGCATAAGATCGCGACGCTCCAGGCCGAGGATAACGGGTCGGCGATGTTCGGTGCGTTGCTCGAGGTCGTCGCGACGTCGTGCCCGGAGCTCACTCCGGACGAGGTCGCGGCGCTCTCGGTCGATCAGGTGGCCGCCCTGGTGCAGTTGTCCAGGGGCCAGGTCGCCGAAGTCGAAGCCGTGATGGCGGAGCGGTCGGAAAAAAACTGACGGACGCGGCGGGCGCTTCGGCGTCTGTCGCGGTGCGGTGGAACGTGGAGCAGTATATCCGGCGCGTGATCGTCGAGACGGCGATCCGCACCGGGCGCGGGGTCCCAGAGGTAG